CACTGATAGACAGAGGCGTCACAATGCCAGCGCCCTTCTCGTCCAGCGTATCGTCATATGTCTTCATTCCGTGTTTGGCAATATTCACCCTCGAAATGTACGCTCGCACAATAGATACGAACCTGCCAGTATTCAGCGCTGACTCATACGATTCCGGGTTCCAATAGATGTCAAACTTCATGCAGATGCGCTCCATAGCAGCAGCGCCGCTACCCAAAGCTTCCTTATAATGGTCGTAAAGCGCATCAGCACATTTATTACAAACCGGGAGATAGCCATAGTTCTCTTTGAACAAAGGGCTCTTTGACGCTGGGAAGTTACCTTTTTGCGTGGTATAAATAGATCCGCAGCGTGTACACAAGAACTTATCTATCTTTGGCTTAACAACTGGAGCGTCGCCCGGTCTGCTGAAAGTTCGGTTAATGCGCTTACGACCTGCCATAGGTTACTCCCTCCAGATGCCTGTGCGCACCAATTCTTTCAAACCAGGGCTCGGGATAAACTTGGGAACCTTCCTGCTAGGGATGATCATTTTCTCCTTGGTTGTGACATCAACCATCACATGCTCCTTAGACTCCCTGACCGCGAAAGTGCCAAATCCATGGAACCGGATGTCTTCTCCTTTGGTCAGAGCCTCCTCAAGAACGCTAATGAAGTCATCGATAATCAGCTCAGAGTCCTTCTTTGTGTATCCCTTTGCACGCAAACGCTCAACAATATCATTCTTTAATAGCATTTTCATTTCTCCTTTATATCTCTTCCTTTAACTCGATTTAGATATCTTCAACAGACCGCGTCCTCGACGTATCGATTTCACCGTCTGCAAAATACATCGCTATACGATCATCCTTTGGGTTGTCGTTATAGATCTTGAACATCTCGGCGGAACTCCAGCCGATTATCTCGACAACCACACTATCTGGTATTCCCGCTCTGGAAAGAGCAGACACAAAAAAGTGCCGCAGTGAGTGGAAGTAAAAATCCCTACTCGTCAAACGGCTACATGTCTGCGCCCAACTGTTCACTGTAGATTCCTGTATATGTTCCGCAGGGTTGCCAGAAAGAGGAAACAGCCATTCGCTCTCGATGCCATGCTCCTCACGCCACGCCATCCACCGCTCCAAATACGGATCGAAGCGCTTCTTAAGCGTATAGCACTCCAGCATCTTGTTGCCCTTCGTCAGAATCGGAGCGCTCTTATACAGCGCACCACTACAGACAACCTTGTCTTCTGCGAAATCACTCACCTTGAACCTGCACAACTCCGCCTTGCGCCGGCCACCATACATGCCCAGCGCAACGAAGCAAGCCTTTTCATACTCGCCAGCATCGGTCAGCTTATCCAATAGCTGCTCCAACTCCTCGTCAGCCCACACCGTCTTCTCTCTGACAGGTGTCAGCGGAGGATTCTCTATCTTCCGCACGATGGGTCTATAATTGGCAAGATCAGGATCATCGTCCGAGAGAATATTAGATATGTAATTGCTCAGACTACTGATCGCGGCCTTCACCCGACGTATGCGAGCACTCGAATTGCCATTCTCCACCATCCAATTCTGGAAAGCAATGATGTCACGCTTCGTCAATTTCGCGAAATCCTTGTTGTTGAGTTCGTCAAGTATCCACGTAAACAGGATGGTTAAGTCGCTCCTATACCCGGTAATGGTGCCTGCGGAACGTTGGACTGACTTCATATAGAGCAAGAAGTCTTCCAGTAAACGCATATTGCCCTTGTTTATCTGCCCCAACTTCTCAGGGCTGGTAATCTTAGTCATTACCGTCTTACGTCCCACATGCACCACCTCCTTCACCTTATTCTTTAACCGTCAGATCGACGTTATAGTTGCACTCAACGCCATCGTCTCCCACGACTGTGACAATCTGTTCAGGCTTACCGAACAAACGTTTGCTTATGCAATAATCGTCGGTACCCAAGAAGCTACCGCTCTGGATGATCTTTACTCCCTGAACCGAATCCGTCGCGCAATGATGTCTATGCGCCATCAGCACAGCATGAATCGGCTGGCCAACCATGGCCTGCAGATTGGTCACGTTGGTGATCGACGGCTCAAAGTCGCCGTGTACACCAAGGAAATCGTAACCCCTGACATTTATCAAGTACATAGTAGGATCGATCTTGTTCCCAACACCAATAAACACGTTATCAAAATTTGCCATCCGCGCTGCCAAGTACCATTCGACCAAATCGTCCAACCGCTCAGAAATAAGAGCATCGTCTTTCTTGTCAAGACGAGAATGGTTGCCAGCAACACTGATGAAGTACACCCGGTTGAAGATAATACTCAGCTCCGCCAGGAACTGCGCAAGCAACTCGGACACGCCGGTCACCTGCTCCATGATGTTCTCTTGGTTTGTAAGGCGGATAGACAAATGCTGTCCACCGGAGATAAGATCGCCATTTGCCGTGACGTAGCAGTCCTGCGCGTTGTGTCGCTTTGCTATCTTGGCAATCTCGTTTATGTATTTACCGAACATATGGTTGCATATGTCGGAGTTATATCTATTCCAATAATTATCGCACTGCGCTCCATAATGGATATCGGAGCAAGAGACGATCAGGCTGGTCTCACCTTCGTATTCCTCAAACGGCTCATACTCCAGCTTTGGCAAATTACCATCAAGGATCTGTCGCTCCAGAATCTCCTTGAGCTCCTCGTCTCTAGCTTGGTCGCGCAACATCTTATTGTAAGCCGTCCGCTCATCGCGCAACTTCTGCCGCTCCTTGAACAACTCAGCACGCCTACGCTCAATTTCAGACAGAACGTTATCGTCTGCCGGTGTGTTGTCTACAAGGCCGTCCATCAGTTCGAGCGTCTTGCGACTGCCATACATCATACGCCTGGCAACATCTGAGGAATACTCATGGCCATAGACATAAGGCGCTAACTCAGCGTAATCAATATCCGCCAGCGTCCTGTCAACCAACTTGCCCTCGATGATACGCCGATGATGCTGCAGAGCGGTCTCATTAGGCAATCGTTCAAGCATACTTATGCTCCACCGGCTTGCAGCCATTCTTAAGGAAGGTCACCCACTTTGGGTTCTCTTCGATATAATACTTATGGACGGTACGAGTGGCGCGGATGTCCGGCCACCGCTCGCGCAGCTTCTTCATTTCATACTTACTTACCTGAATCATATGTAATCATCCTTTCATACTAACCTACTTATCTAGTAGGCATATAGACAATAAGAGCTGCGAGTGAATTCTCGCAGCCCGGTATATTTACTCTTCGGTTGTTACCTCTTCAATCGTAGTATCATCGTCAGCCTTAACCAGAACCTCTACTACACTCTGGCCAGCATCAGACAGCGCCTTGTCCAAATCGATAACAGCGCTCTCAATGAACGCTCGCTTCTCTTCATCAATCTTAATGCCCTTCGCCTCAAGCATCGACATGACGTAGCGCAGCTTAGCTTCTTTCTTGATCGCGCCAGACTCAGCCAACTTATGAGCCGCCTGCACAAATACGGAAGTCAGCTTCATCAGCCGCTTCTCCTGCAGCCACGGGATCATGTCGGTCTTAATCCACGGCAGCACGATGCCACCCATCAGAGCGGTAATGACCGCGCACACCAGCTTCAAAAGAATAGAGAATACTTCCTGCCAAACTCCCATATTATCAACCTCCTCGAATAATTCGGTATATTTCCCTATCATAGTGAACAATTCCCACGAGATAGCTAAAACTAACCGAATTTTCGGGGAGAATTAGCATGGTGGTAAATGCTTCAATTTTAAATTTTAGCAATTTTTCTGCGCTCTTGTTGCTTCTCCATAATCATGCGCTCACGGCACTTTTTGCAGTACATCTGCCTGCCGCTGGTACGCCGAATAACCAGGCCACAAAGTTCGCACCTAATGTAGTCCTCGCCCATGTACATGAGGTACTGATATCCGATGTTGCGGAAGTCGTCTATTACCAGCGCCTCTTCTGACGAATCGTCTATTATATTCACGTGTATGTTATGGCTGCTCACCATATGACTCAGATTTATGTATCCCAAATCACACAACTTGCCAAGCGCACTGTATAGCTGGTCGTTGCTGAACGATATACAGGCCAGCGGTGCAATAGCGTTCGGGTCGAAGAATATCCAATCGGACTGATCGCCGCGAACTGCGTTGCAGTATTTTGCCAAGCATACTATGGTGAATGCTATCTTGCGCAGCGACACACTATCCAACTCGTTGATCTTATCCATCTCCGCTTTGGTAATTGTCACCCCATCGAGTTCGACAAGTGGACGATTAGAGCGGCGGATGGCGTCCTTTATCTTCTCGCGCCACCTTTGCAGAGAAACACCGGAGTCATTTCGTAGCAGCATCTCTTCTATCTTTCTCTGCATGTCTTCTTTTGAACAGCCATTTTTGTTTAAGTACCTCGCATATCTATCAATTGCTTCGGACGGACGGCAATCGAACGTATGTTCAAGCAACATACGTTCGACCCATTCAACCTCGTTAATTATTATATTCATCTATATCGACCTCCATACTCGTCATCGAAAACCGCTCGCCTCTGTAAACTATATCGCCGTTGGGATCAGCTTGAGGAAACGTTATCACATTATTGCGCTTCTCGCTCAAATTCGCCAGTATACCATCGGCGATCACATCCCAAGCAAACTGCTTGCTCGTACCTTTCGTATAACAAAGGTCGAGCACGAGGTCACAAAGCTGCGGGATAGAACTGCAGATCTTGTCTGCTGCCCTTCTGAAATATGTAAGAATCGACGTGGCGTAGTCAGTGTACATCTCCTTGCTAACCACTCGATTGTTCTTCTGGTAAGTGAGACGCTTCATCCGCTCGC